AATACAGTAAGATTAACAGGAACATTATATGCAGATAGTCTTATTGTATCTTCATCAGTAATTTACAGATCTGGTTCTACAAAGTTTGGAGATGATACTGGTGATACACACCAATTTACAGGTAGCATTTATAATACAACATTAGTAAGTGGTACTATTGCAAGATTTACAACAGTAACAGGGTCTAATTTAGTTGCTGGTATTGTAACTGCTACAAGTAACATTGTGTCTACTGGTGGTATCTTATCTTCATCAACTGGTGTTCAAACTGCTGGTGCAATAACTGCTGGTGGTATATTATCTTCATCAACTGGTGTTCAAACCGCTGGAGCAATAACAAGTCAAAGCATTATTTCTTCTTCTTTAGGATTTCAAACTAATTCAACAATTACTGCTAGAAATAATATAACTTCAACATCTGGATTAATATCTGCATCTAGTGGTTTATATTCTGGAGATGTTCTTAACGTTGCTGGTGTTACAAACTTAAAAAATAATTTAGATGTAACTGGATCGGTCAATGTATCTGGAAATATATCTTCATCTGCACTTGTTAGAGCTTCTGGATTTGTCGGTGATGGTCTTAACATAGTTGGTGTTCAAGCAAGTAATGTAGATGGTGCTGGCGATGATTGGACTATACAATTAAAAGATGGAAATACAGGAAGAATATCTGGATCATCTAATTTAACTTTTAGCGGAAGCACACTTACATTAACTGGAACATTTGTTGTAACTGGTGGTGTTGCAGTATCTCCATATGTACAGTTGCTCCCAGTAGGAAATGTAGCTATTCCAACAAATCAAACTGCTTCTTATATTTATACATCTGGTTCAACAAATGATATGTATTTTACACAATATCAACCAGGAAGTAATTTTAACAATACAACCCGTCTTCGCTGGTTAGAAGGTATGCTCACCACAGGACTTCTTCATGGTGGTGTCCTTTCAACTGCTACTGGTTCCACAACATTCTCCATAACCTCTGGCTCTGGTTTAATACTCTCCTACAATGCCTCTACAGGCTCTGACCCATATCCAACAATCAACTTTATCTCATGGCCTGCCTACGTTAACCAATCTCTTACTTACATTACCTCCTCCCTCATCACATATATTGGAATTAATCCAACGGGTGGAATAATCCAGCAGACCTCGCCCTTCACACTTAGCACCGACTCTGACTACATTACAATCGGTAGAGTTCTGCATCAGTCGGGTTCCGTAACAAATGGTGTTTCTACACAGCCCGTTGTATCTTACGGAACAAATCATTGGCAAGACGATTTCACAAGAGCATTCGGTCCTCTCAAAGTTTCTGGTCACATACTAGCAGCCAGCGGTTCAACTCTTGGAATCACAAAAACCGCTGGTGACTCCTACGTTATTGGAAGAAATTACACCAATAACCCAAATAATCCCAACAACATCACATCTGCAAACGATACTGCCGTCACGGTTTCTAAGATTTACAGGGCTTATGTATCTGGTTCCACACTCAGATTAGATACAAATACAAATAATACAGGCTACACCACTATTGACCCAACCCAATATAATAACAACGGAACACTTGCATCAGTTGGAGCATCAGACGCATCCATTCAAAGAGTTTACTGGTATCCTAATAGTACTTCCCGTGCCTTCACAGTCTATTATGGTTCTGCTACCTATGCAGACCCACCTGGAGGTACAACCGCTCTTGATGTTGCACAACAGAACATTGCATCAGAAAACTTTGTAGAGGGTGAAAATACGGCAGGTGCTGCTATTTTAGTTGGTTACATTCTTGCACTTGGAAATGCCACAGACTTATCTAATACAGCTCAAGCTCGTTTTATTCAAGCTGGTGTATCTCGCGGAGCAGGTGCTGGTGGTGGAGGTGGCGTAGCAGTTGGAGCAACTAATGCTGCTGGCTTAGATACTTATGTTCAATTTAATGATGGTGGTTCCACATTTGGTGGTGATGCTGGATTAACTTATAATAAGACAACCGATACTCTTTCTGGAGTGGTTGCTCAATTTACACAACTAACAGCATCTGTTGTTTCTGCTTCTTCTTATGTTGGACCAATACCAAAACATGCAGTATTTGCAGCAAGCGGTATTACAACAGGATCATTTTACGAATTAAGAACTATAAATGCAAATAAATATTTACAGCTTCAAAGAAGAAAAACATTTCCTATAGCAAGATCAATAGGAACTTCTGATTCTGAATATGGTTGGATTTGGTTAAACAGAGGAAGTCTTTCTGGTAGCTCTAACGAAAATATAACTGTTGTAAGTGGAGCAAATTTTGTACACTCACAATCTTCAAATACAACTTGGTTTAGTTCTACTAATACAGCCCCAGTAAGATACAAATCTTATAGTATTATGCCAGGACAAACACTTCAAGTAATAGCAAAAATTGCAGCAACTGGTTCTCAAGATTATGATTCTACTCAAATTATTGCTTGGGTATCTGGCACTAATACACAATATGTAAGAACTGGACCAGCGCAAGATTCTGGTATAAAATTATCAACACAACATCCTGGTGGTACTGTCAATGTCAGCATTACTTCTACTGAAAGAGCAAATGGTATCTGGGTTAATTTAACACTAAAAGATGATGCTTTTGTTTTGTATCACTACACTGGTTCTTCTGGTTTGACCCCTCCAACTAGTGGTTGGGAATATAATACTTATGTTTCATTAGCAACTAATGCTAAAAAAATAAACGTTGGACAACTAATCATGACAGGGCATACTGGAGCTAATAATTCAACTGGTTCGTTTTTGTACTATGATGTTTCATTAACAGATCAAACAGATTTTATTAATCCTGTACCTTATGTTAGATGGGGAGCTACGCAATACGATACTTCTGGAACAGAGCGATTAATTGGAGAATTTGATTTAGGTTCAACAGCATCAGTAAACCAAACAATATTAAGACAATTATTAGCAGACTTAGAAAATAATATTGATGGTGATAACGCAACAATTACTTGGTCTGCTGTGCAATCTGATTCATCTGGTGCTTCCTCTGGTACATTCTATTCTTCTAGTTCAGTAGTTATTTCTGGTTCTGGTAGATATTTTAGACTTTGGGTTAAAATTACAAGTAACGGTAATCAAGCAGGTTCTATAGGTCCATTTCCAATAGTAATACCTATTTCATAATAATAACTACTTATAGTTAATGGCACGCCAAAAAAAATCAGATACTGCTTGGAATCAACCCGCAACTCCTCCTCCACCTTTATTTACTGGTGAAAAAGAACGCAACCTTGTTAAACAAGTCAATGACGAACTTATTGAAAGAGTCATTGGTCAACAGGTTGCGTATTTTGCTGTTGATATTGATCGATCAAACTTTCATCCTCTTTATGGAGAGGCAATACAAAAAACATTTCTTCCTCCAATAAGAGTACACGCTTTGATAAAGTGGGAAGGTCAAACACAATCATTTACACAAAATGTTGGTATAGACAAAGCAACATCAATAGAGATTCACTTTCATAAAAAACGTTTAACAGAAGATCAAGATCTTTATGTTCGTGAAGGAGACTTTGTTTTATATGGTGATCGTTATTATGAAATTGTAAAGCTTGATGAACCAAAAAGATTATTTGGACAAATAGAAAATAAATTTGAAGTTGTTGCAAAATGTTTAAGAGCAAGAGAAGGAATGTTTAATCCTCAATTTGTTGCTAATACAATACCAACCACCAGAGTTACAACATCAACTTCAACTGGTTCTGCTTCAACTTATTCAAACCCATCTACCGTAACTGTGGGTGGACTTGTAACAAATACACTTAATGTAAGTTCAACCTCTACATTTAATGGTGCTATGATATATAAATCTGTTTTAGTATCTGGTACTTATACAATACTTTCTACTGACTATTTAGTGGGAGTAAATACAAATTCCTCAACTGCTTCAATTATTCTTCCTTCAGTTTCAACAACTACAGCAGGAAGAACAATAATTATAAAAGATGAAACTGGAAATGGTTATACAAACCCTATACACATATCTGCATCATCTGGAGAAACAATAGACGGACTATCTGTATTTACTATGGACTCAGATAATGGTGCAGTAACCTTATATTGTACTTCAACTGGTTGGCATGTAACATAGGATTTTAAATGGCTTATAAAGTTATTAAAGGCAAAAATAGAATATCTGGTAGTCAGACTTTTCTTAATGATATTTCTGGTTCCATTATATCTGCTTCTTATTTTGTCGGTGACGGTTCATTATTAACAAATATAACAGCGTCAGAAAGTGGTGGAACAGCTAATGGTCAAGGTCCAACTGGTTCTGTTCAATTTAAATCTGGTTCATCTGGTCAAATAAGCGGTTCTTTAGATCTTTTATTTGATCATACCATACCAAAATTTACAGTTAATGCTGGTTATGTAACAAAAAGAACATCAACTTCTTCTAATATTACATTAAGCCCCTCACATTATATAATTGGTGTTGATACGGCTACCGCCATTAGTTCAATAACAATATCTCTTCCAAACGCATCAACTTTATCTGATGGTCAAATTTATGTCATAAAAGATGAAGGTGGCATGGCAGATACAAAAACAATTTTATTAAGCTGCTCAGTTAATGGTCAGACTATTGATGGGGAGCAAACAGTATTAATTGAGTCGCCATACTCGGCAATTAATCTATATTCAAACGGAAATAATAAATACTTTATTTATTAGTTAGATTGGGTATTAACACACTATTTATTATTGTCAACACATAGCCATATAAAATTTATGCTATGTGTCTTTTTATATAAGGAGACAAAAATATGGCTTATAAATTTCAGAGAGGAGCAGCAACAGCTTCTGGTTCTTTTACAGCAGAAAATGGTTTAACATCCAATAATGCTCTTTCGGTTACTGCTGGTACATCTACATTGCAAGCAGTAAGCGCACAAGGCGTAACCGCAACAACTTTATCATCTTCTGGTGGCTTGCAAGTTGGTACTTCTGCCACTATTGCAAGCGGTCTTAATATTACTGGTCTTGGAGCAACTATAACAGGCTCAGTAGCTGTTAGCGGTAGTATTACTTCTACAGGTAATATCTCTGTAACCGCTGGTATACTATCTGCATCAAACGCTGTACAAACTGCTGGTGTTATTCGTGGTCAAACAGTTTCTGCATCTTTAGGTGCAGAGCTTAATGCTGCCGTTGTAACTACAATAACTGGTTCTGGTGCAGCAACATTTGCTTCATTAACTGTAGATTCTGTTGATATTAATGGTGGTGCAATTGATGGTACTACTATAGGCGCAACAGCCCAATCATCTGTAAAAGCAACAACTCTAAGTGCTTCATCTAATCTACAAGTTGGTACTTCAATAACAGCATCAAGTGGTATTCTTGTTAATGCTGGTGGTCTTACTGTTTCTGCTGGCGATTCATCATTACAAAAACTTACTGTTAATGGTGATTTGATTGTACTTGGTACAACATTCTCCGCTTCAGTTGGCTCATTGTTAATTGAAGATGCAGCAATAGTAATTGGTGATGGTTCAACTGCATTTGGAACTGGGTATGGTATTAACTTTGGTTCTGGTTCAAATCAATGGGCAACACTTTTAACTGCACAAGATAATATTGACGGTGTAGCAGGAAATGAAAATATTCTTTCTTCTTCATTGGCAATCAAAGCCCCTGCATTTGCTGGTACTTTATATGGTACAATGGCTTCACCTGTTACTTTGGTAGCAGATGCTGGCACTTTGGCTACTGGTATCAATTACTTTGCAGATGTTGTAGGTGCCTCATCAGTTACTTTGCCAGGCGCACCTTCGGTTGGCGATTCAGTAAGAGTCAAGGCTCCATCGAACTGTAGTACAACTAACACTATTACAATCAATAGATCAGGTTCACATACAATAGATGCTGAAAACTTCATTGTTCTTGAATCACCATTTGCTGCTGTTGAGTGTGTTTATGTAGCAACAAACCTATGGAGAATCTTCTAATCTAAAATTATATTCTGGTTTTATATTAGAATTATTTTGGAAGGCATCAGAAATGGTGCCTTCCTTTTTTATTTTTAAGTCTAATTATTTGGAGAGAAATTAAATATGTCATTTGGATACAATAGAACAACAGGAAGTGCTACTCAAATAGTTGGAGATTTGGTAGCTGGCATAGACCCACAAAGAAATACAAAAATTGATTTTGAAAATGATAAAATTGATTTTGTTGCTGGAGGCGTAACCGTTCTTTCAATAACTCCAACATTGATCAGTTCTTCAACAGATATTTATTCTTATGGGTATCTAAGATCCCTAAATTCATCTGGTGACGAAGGTGGAGAAATATTGTTAGCAAAATCAGTAACCAACAATACACTTACTGGTAGTGGTATAACAATTGATTCATACCAAAATAAAATAAGAATCTTTGAACAAGGTGGGTCCGCACGCGGCGCATATATAGATTTAACTGAATGTGATGCTGGTGTTGGAACTAATCTTTTGGCTGGAGGTGGTGGTGGCGCGGCGGCGGGCGGCGGCGGTGATATTACATCAGTTGGCGCTGGAACTAATTTAGCAGGAGGTGGTGCTTCTGGTGCAGTTACTTTAAACTTAGCAGATAATATTAATTTAACTTCTGTTACTGCTTCATTATTTGGAACTGCTTCTTTTGCAAGAAATGCAATAAATGCCCAAACAGCATCATATTTAACAGAATTAAATCAAGTAGTTGTTATTACAGGTTCTCTAACTGTCTCCCAAAGAACAAGATCAAATCAGTATCAAACACCTTTTGTAACATTAATTGATGGCGCAACAATAGGATGGGATGTAACATCTGGCTCTATAGCACAAGTAACTTTAGGTGGTGCTAGAACTCTTGGAGCTTTGACGGGCGCAGTTCCAGGTTGTGTTTATACATTAATTGTAAAACAAGATTTAACTGGTTCTCGTACTCTTTCTTATCATAGTATGCATAAATTTTCATATGGTATAAAACCAGTATTATCAACAATAACAAGTTCGGTTGATATTGTTACTTTCTTATATGATGGTACTTCATCTTATGGTGTTATGCAACAGGATTTTAAGTAATGCTTCTTCCAGCGATGTTGTGGGGTGGTGCATTACCAAGATTAGTTGCAATGACAAGTGTAACAAAATTAGCTTATACTTATGATTACAAAACTTGGACAGAGACTGCGGATTTAAATTTAGGTTATGATGTTGATATACGCGGAGTAGCATTCAATCCAGTAGACAATGTTGTTATGATTTTAAACTATGTAACAAATGTACCTTTTTTAAGTCACGTTACTAGAACAACATCACTCAATAATTATGATAAAAAATTAACTTATTCTTTAAAAGGTGCTCCTTCTGTTGGCAGTTACACTCCTAATACATCAACAAGATTAAATTATGATTCTGGAAAATGGATGTGGGGATTTACAAATAGTAGAATTGCTTTATCTACTAATAATGGAACAAGTTGGACAGGTTACAATTCATGGGGTTCATCAGCAACAAGAAACCCACAAATTACTAGATATTTTAATTCTGCTGATAGATACGTTACTTGTTATCCAAACGTTCAACAAGTTGGTGTATCACCAGTTGGGTCGTTTAATAGTACGGCATGGGCAATAGTATCAACTGGATTTACAAACAATACTAGGTATGTTGAAGAAGGTAGTTCTGGAAATTTTTTAGCTCTTGGAGGCTCTACTACAGTAGGCCAGATAGCAACATCTACAAATTTAACTTCTTGGACAGTAAGAACTTGGATTACTGGTACACCTTTACCAAATTGGGCTGTTTGGAATGGTACTACTTGGGTTGTTGTAGCTAATGATGGGAAAATAGCAACATCAACCGATGGTATAACTTGGACAGAACAAACAAGCCCAACTGCAAATAATTTAACTTGGGTTGATTGGAATTCAGTCGATAACCAATTTGTAGCTATAGGAAATGCAATGACTGTTCTTACTTCACCAAATGGAGTAACTTGGACACAGCAAACAGTTACAACAACTAATTTTCTTTCAAGTATAAATCCAAGACAAATAGCGAGAATAAAATGACATTATTAACACAACAACAATTAGATGTATTATTACAACTACATCAAGATTTGTGGAATGATCTAGAGACAGGAAAAAGATTACAGCTAGATAACTATAATCTTCAAGGTTTAGACTTTTCTAATAAAGAATTAAGATCTTGTAGATTAGTTGGTTGTAATTTACAAAATTGTAATTTTTCAAATAGTGATATTTCACATTCAGAATTTATGAGATCAGATCTTCGTAATGCTAATTTAAATGTAATTGCAAGTATTGGAACTGATTTTACTGATTGTATTGAATAAATTGGTTTTTTATAAAAATGCTTACTATTTATCTTTGACTACTATTATTTATTATTGGAGAACGATTTAATGTCTTCTTTGTTAGAACAAGCAATTATTGACGCAACAGCACTTAAAGAAGCTGCACTTAAAAACGCAGAAGCTCAAGTCTTAGAAAGATATTCAACAGATGTAAAAGAAGCTTTAAAAAATCTTCTAGAACAAGAAGAAGGTTTTACTGAACCATCTGCTACAGAACCAACTGGAACAGGTACATCTGCTACTGGTATGGGTGGTGATCAAGCAATGGGTGGTGGTGCAAATATAAAAAATCAAGCACCATCAGCATTTAGAGATGGTCAAAAATTATGTGCTTGTCCAGAAGATAAAGAACAAGTAACAATTGATTTAAATCTTTCCGATATTGAAGATATGGCAAATGAAGCAGGAATTCCAGTTGGTGGAAATATGCCAAACCCAGCTACACTAGGTCCAACTCCAAGCGCACAATCAGCAGGGCTTCAAGAAGAATATGAAGTTAATAAAGATGAGCTTTTAGATCTTTATGAAAAACTTACAGTTGATGCAAGAAACGTTCCTTATGGAAATATAGAGTATCCTGCAAATTCTCTTGAAGTTGAATACGCAAAAGATATTTCACTTGCAAAGAAAGCACAACTTGCAGCAGAGCAAGAAGCCTCAGAAGTTGTACAAGAAAACAATAAACTTACAAAAGAAAATAAAATATTAGCAAGAAAACTTGATTCAGTTCAAAACAAACTTGCTAAAATTTCTGAAATTGCAGAAGCACTCGCAAACAGAGTTGAAGAGTACGAATCAGCAGTTTCAACACTTAAAGAGAGGCTTGATACAATAACAGTATCAAATGCCAAACTTTTATACAAAAATAAAGTATTGAATAGTAACTCCTTGAATGAGCGACAAAAATTTAAGATTGTCGAAGCACTATCCAATGCAGAATCAGCAGATGAAGCAAAAACAATCTATCAAACACTTCAAAGCACCGTGTCGAGTGACAATAAAGTTGCTGCTCCAAAATCACTTAGCGAAGCAATAAATAGAACTTCATCAATCATAATGCAAACCAGACAAAACGATGCACCACCTCCAGTAATTGAGAGAATGCAAAGATTAGCTGGTATTAAAAATAAATAACATTTAAGGAGTTATTACTATGTCTATTATTGAAAAATTGACAGAGGGTATGGTACAAAGAGATCTTCAAGCAGAAGGCTCAGCCCTCTTAGGAAAATGGGAAAGAACTGGTCTTCTTGAAGGTCTTTCCTCAGAAAGAACAAAACACACAATGGCTAGACTTCTTGAGAATCAAGCTAAAGAGCTTCTTCGTGAGTCTACATCAATGGCCGCAGGCGACGTAGAAGGTTTTGCTGCTGTAGCATTCCCAATCGTCCGCAGAGTATTCGCTGGTCTTATCGCCAACGATCTCGTAAGCGTTCAACCAATGAGCCTTCCATCTGGCCTCATCTTCTTCCTTGATTTCCAAATCTCTTCAACAGCAGGTTCTGGTCCAAGATTAGGTGCTGCTGCTGGTGACTCAATTTATGGTCAAGGCGTAACTGGTCAACAAATCACTGGCGGTGTTAGCTTAACTGGCTTAAACGCTGAGAAAGGTTTCTACAACCTTAATAACGGTTATACCTCACCAACTGGCTCTTACTCTGGTCCAGCATTCGTATCTCTTGCTTCTGGTGTCTTTGGCGATGGTACACTTGATAAATGGGTTCGTTATGATGCAGATTTCCTTTCTGGTGCATCTGGTACAGGCACAGCCCTTGTATTGGTATCAGCAAGCTTAGCTTCACTTTCTAACTTTAACAAGAAAGATTTTGTTGCTATTTCGCTTAACGGTACTACACCAAACTTAACTGGTTCTAACAATTCAACATTAGTAAGAAGACTTACAAGAACTGGTGATGGCACAGTAGTCGGTTCACACACAACCTCAGCCGATGCAGTTTACTTTGTATTTGCTGGTGCTGCTGGTGTTACTGCTGCTAACGTTGCTACAGACGTAACAACTTCTGCTGGAACATTAAGCTTCCCAATAGTTGATCCATTTGGTACTTCTGTAACTGCTGGCCCAACTAACGCACTTGGCGCAATTGCTGGTACTGGCACATGGGGTCTTGAGGCTCAAGCTAATATTCCAGAAATTGATATCAAAGTTGATTCAATCAGCATCACCGCTGTAACCAAGAAAATGAAAGCAAAATGGACACCAGAACTTGGTCAAGATCTTAATGCTTATCACAATCTTGATGCAGAAGTTGAACTTACATCAATTCTTTCAGAACAAATCGGTCTTGAAATAGATCGTGAAATTCTTGAAGACCTCGTTAAAGGCGCAACCGCTGGTACTTATTACTGGGCAAGATCTCCAGGTCTTTTCGTCAACAGAACAACTGGTGTCGAAATTGGCGCATCAGCTAAAGCTCCAGACTTCACTGGTACTGTTTCAGCATGGTATGAAACATTGATTGAAACAATCAATGACGTATCTGCTCAAATTCACAGAAAGACACTTCGCGGTGGTGCAAACTTCCTCGTATGTGGTCCAGAAACCGCCAATATTCTTGAGTTCACTTCTGGCTTCAGAGCTAAAGTAACTCACGAAGATGAGAAAGGCGAGGTCGGCGCAGTTAATGTTGGTTCAATCTCCAAGAAATGGGACGTTTACGTTGATCCATACTTCCTTCGTAACGTAATCCTTGTTGGTCGCAAAGGCTCCAGCTTCCTTGAGTCTGGTTACGTCTATGCTCCATACGTTCCACTACAAGTCACTCCTACCATCTTTGGTACTGAGGACTTTGTACCACGCAAAGGCGTAATGACACGTTACGCTAAGAAAATGGTCAAACCAGACCTTTACGGCTTGGTCATCATTCGTGGTATGCTTGGCGAAAGCGGCGCTTGATAAAGTAGCCTAATTAGGCAAAGAAGCCCCCCATTCCAAAAGGTTTGGGGGGTTTTCTTATTTATTCAAACTATTTATTTTGTTGGTTAAAAGCCAATAGGAGGGTTTTTAAAATGGGTTCTAAATTTAGCGTAGCAAGAATGAGAAAAGAACTTGCTGCTCAAACAATGACAACTGTTACTACATCTGGTGATATATTGGCTGGTGGCTTTTCATTATATGATGTTGGAGCATTAGCTGCTGCTGGTAATGCTCAATCTAATGCTGCTACTATAGTAAATCACGTTACTATGGTAAGTGCTGCTGATGGAACAAAAGGTGTTGTATTGCCACTTGCTGTAACTAATGGTGAATTTTATGCTGTTGGTAATACAGTTTCAAATCAAACATTAAAGTTATATCCAAGCACAGGTTCTGCTATTAACGGTGCAGCAGTTGATGCTTCCATTAATATAACAGGTTCTGGTGCTGCACTTTGCTTTTATGCTTCTTCAAGCATTGGAGCAAAATGGTTAGTAATTGATCGTGGTTTGACCTAATATAGATTAAAAGTATTGTTACTTTTAGAATCCCTCCTTAATTGGGGGGATTCTTTTATTTATAACTATTTAAAGTATTGAGGAGTATTTATTGAATGGCAGTTCCAACCCTAACTCCTGCATCTACTTTAAGCGCAGTTGTTTTACCATCAAGCGGAAATCCTGCTGATGTTTCTTTAGCATTACCTTTAGGAATTTATTCATCAAATACTGACTTTCTTTCTGGTGCAGCAGATCAAGTTGCTTTTGTTTATAAAAGACTTGGTGGCGATGTATTAGATATTGAATTAACAACAGGTAATATTTATGCAGCTTATGAAGAAGCAGTACTAGAATATTCTTATCTTGTTAATCTTCATCAATCAATCAACTCTCTCCCAACATTACTAGGCTCAGCTACTGGTTCATTTAACCAAGATGGTGAATTTGTGTCTGGATCCGCGCTTGCTGGTAAAAATCCAGAACTAGCTTATCCAAAATATAATTTACATTATGCTTCAAGATATGGCGATGCTTTCTCAACAGAAGTTGGTGTTGGTGGTATAGAACCAATATACTCTGCTTCTATACCAATAACACCAGAAGTTCAAGATTACGATTTGCAATCAATAATTGAATCTGCATCATTAAATAATTACGAACCTGCTACTGGTGGTCCTGTTCCTTATTCTGGGTCTGTTGGAAATAAAAGAGTAATTATAAGAAGAGTATTCTACAAAACTCCAAATTCAATGTGGAGATTTTTTGGTTATTATGGTGGTTTAAATGCTATCGGCAATCTTTCTTCTTATGGTCAATATGCTGATGATAGTACCTTTGAGGTAATTCCAACATGGCATAACAAACTTCAAGCTATGGCATATGAGACAGCAATTTATACAAGAAATTCTCACTTCTCGTATGAAATTAGAAACAATAGAATAAGATTTTTTCCTAATCCACCAGACATAGGTATTACTCATTATTGGGTTGAATTTACAATAACTAATCAATCAAATCCTTGGGAAACAACATCTGGTTCTGCTGATGATACTGTTGGTGGTGTAAATAATATGAACACACTTCCATTTGCTAACATACCTTATAATAGTATAAATTCAATTGGTAAACAATGGATACGCAGATATGCTCTAGCTATTTGTAAAGAAGTTCTTGGACAGATAAGATCTAAGTTTAGTACTATTCCAATTCCTGGCGAAAGCGTAACTTTAAATGGTACAGCATTAATGAGTGAAGGCAAAGAAGAGAGAAAAGAATTGAAAGAAGAACTTAATAAAATTCTTGAACAAATCACTTATCATAAGCTTTCTGAAATTGAAGGCAAAATGTCTGATGATATGCAAAAGATTAATCAAAAAATTCCTATCCTCATTTATACGGGTTGATAAATAAATAATGTCAAATATTTTAAAAGAAATAGAATTCCAACCATCAACAATAGAAACAATAGATTTTGCTGTATTTGAATGGTTAAATGAGAAGATGAATATTCATTCTACAACCAATGAAGGATGGAGAAAAGTCCCAGTTATTTGGACTTCAGCAGAAAGAGCACATCAAATAAAGAATGACCAAGATATTCGCGATTCTTCTGGTATGTTGAAGTATCCAATTATAACATTGGAAAGAACAACTATAAATAAAGACCCACAGAAAAAAGGTTCAGTACCAGCAAACATAAGAGATGTAAATGATGAAAAAGGTGGCACTATAACAATAGCAAGAAGAATACAGCAAGATAAAACTTCTAATTTTCAAAATGCTGATTTAAATAAGTTACTTGGTGCTAATCAAAATATTAAAAGAGGAAACTCAAGAACTTTACAGAATAAAGCTGGTTTATATGAATTAAGAGATCAAAGATCTTTATCTAATAAAAAAGTTGTTTATGAAACTGTAACAATACCAATCCCTGTCCATGTAACTGTTATGTATAACATCTTTATTAAAACAGAATATGTACAACAAATGAACGAGATAATAACCCCATTTTTTACTAAAAACGGAAACACAAGATCAATAATATTAAATAAAGATAATCATAGATTTGAAGCATTTATGAATGGAGATTTTACACAAGAAAACAATTATTCATCTTTAAATGAAGAAAGAAAAGTTTATGGTTCTAAAATAAGTTTAGAGGTTCTTGGAAAACTAATCGGATCTGATGTTAATCAAGATAGACCAAAAATTGTTATAAGAGAAAATGCAGTTGAGTTTAAATTTCCAAGAGAAAGTGTAGTATTTGGCGATCAAATTGAAGGATTAGATATAAATAAAAATAAACGTAAATTAGTAGAATAGTGCTTTTACAATATAATATTACTATTTATTTATGATTATAATAAAATACAGGGAGTGATTAACAATGTCAGTATCAAAATTTAAGTTTGTATCACCTGGCGTTTTCGTAAAAGAATTCGACAATTCACAAATTGCTGCTGGTGCCGTAGGCGTAGGACCAACCATAATTGGCCGTCTTGAAAGAGGACCAGCAATGCGACCAGTTCGCCTAGGCTCAATGTCAGACTTTGTTGAGATATTCGGCAACCCAGTAGCTGGTAGAGTTTCAAATGATTGTTGGAGAGATGGCAATTACGCTGCTCCAACTTACGCTGCTTATGCAATACAAGCTTGGTTAAGAAATACTCCATCTGTAAACGTCATAAGACTTCTTGGAGCCGAGCATGTAAACGCCACAGACGATACAGGCAAAGCAGGATGGAAAGTAAATAATCCAAGTACCGCTGGTAACTCTGGTGGTGCTTATGGCTTGTTTCTTGTAAACTCTGGTTCAACAAATCTTACTGGCACACTAGCAGCAGTATGGTACTTAACAACTGGCTCTATTGCTCTCACTGGTACATTAGCAGCAGGCACTGAAACTTTCCAAGGCTCAAACACACTATTCAAGAGTGATGGAGAAAATTCAGAATTCAAAGTTGTACTACTTGACGGTGGTGGTAATCAAGCTTTAAAAACTTCTTTCAACTTCAATAAAGATAGTAACAAATATATTCGTGACGTTTTTAATACAAATGCTTCTTTAACCAATTCAACTATTACAAGAACAAGTAATCTTAAAAATTATTGGTTAGGTGAAACATTTGATAGATCAGCAGCAGAGTATGTTACTGAAACAGCCGCTGGTAAAGTATATGGTTTCGTAGCTCCATTGGCAGCTAATATTGATTCATCTTCAAAAGCTCATGGTGGTTATTTTAGAACTGGAATGAAAAAATCCAAAACAGGTTGGTTCTTTAGCCAAGATTTAGGATTTGATACTTCCTCATATTCTCCAACCAATATGACAAAACTTTTCAGATTTATTACTGTTGATTCTGGAGAGTGGGAATCAAAGAATCTTAAGATTGCAATTTCAGACATAAAAGGTCCAAGAACCAATTATGAACAATATGGTACATTCTCTGTAGAAATTAGAAGAGCAAATGATACCGATTTGAATCCACAAATAATTGAAAGATTTACAAACCTAAATCTAAACCCAGCTTCTGAAAACTACATTGCAAGAAAGATAGGTGATAGATTTATTGAATGGAGCGATACTGAAAAGAGATACAGAGAGTTTGGTAACTATCCAAATCTTTCAAGATACGTTTATGTAGAAATGAATCAAGAAGTAGACAATGCTTTAACTGATCCAAAACTACTTCCATTTGGTTTCTATGGCCCTGTAAGATTCAAACAACTTCAAGTTCTTGGAACTGGTTCTACTGCTACTCCATCAAACACTTTCGTTGTAGCTTCTGGTTCACAAAACCAAGCTGGTGCATCTAAGTTCTTAAAAATTACAGGAAGCATAACAAATACATTCGACGCAAAATTCCTATTCCCAGCACCAGCGTTAAGAGTATCAGCTTCAGCAGAGAAACTTAACGATTATACAAAAGCTTACTTTGGTTATGATGTAACTTTAAAAGCTACAAAGACTGAGGTTGATAAATCATATGTTGATTATGTAAGAATGGCCCCAAGTTTCTATAGCAACGATCCAGATTCTACCAACATTGAAAGCAACAGAGAATTCTCTTTCTACTTCACATTAGATGATATATCTGGCTCTTCTACTGATGGTGCAGTATATACTTCTGGAAGCAGAGTTGCTGGTACTTCAATAACTGCAAATGGTTATGTAAATCAATTAACTACACTAACTTCTTCTGCTGGTTATGAAGCAGTTTTGAGTGCTGGTTTCAACAAATTTGTTGCTCCATTGGTTGGAGGCTTTGATGGTCTTGATATAACAGAAACTGATGCATTTAGAAACTCACAATTCAATGGTACAGAAACTGAACTTAATAGCTATGAGTTATATACGCTACGCAGAGCAGTTGATACAGTAGCAGACCCAGAATTAATAGTCACAGACATAATTGCAATGCCAGGAGTTACAAACACAAATGTAACTACTCACATGGTTACAACAGCAGAAAATCGTGCTGACTGTATGGCTATTATTGATCTCCCAAGCTATAAACCAGATTCTGAAGGACAAGTAACAACTTCTGATAGATTAGGCGCAACAGTTGATTCTGTAGTAAATACTCTAAAAGCTAGAAGCTTTAATTCAAGTTATGGTGCAACCTACTATCCTTGGGTACAAATCAGAGATACTATAAGTAATCAAAACGTATGGGTTCCACCATCAGTTGTTGCTCTAGGTGCTCTTTCTTATGGTCAAGCATCACAAGAACTTTGGTTTGCCCCAGCAGGATTTACCAGAGGTGGTTTAAGTGAAGGTCGTGGCGGTGTTCCAGTATTAGCTGTAGCACAAAGACTTAACTCAAGAGAACGTGATTTGCTATATGAAGCTAATATCAACCCAATTGCACAATTCCCAGCAGAAGGCATTGTAATCTTTGGTCAAAAGACTCTTCAAGTTACACCATCTGCACTTGATAGAATTAACGTTCGTAGATTAATGATCTACTTGAAGAGAGAGATTTCAACAATCGCTTCAACACTTCTCTTTGATCAAAACGTTTCTTCTACATGGTCAAGATTTAAGTCACAAGTAGAACCATTCTTAGAGAGCGTTAAATCTAGACTCGGTATAACTGAATACAGATTGATTCTTGATAGTACAACAACAACCCCAGATCTTGTCGATAGAAATATTCTCTACGCAAAGATTTACTTAAGACCAGCTAGAGCAATTGAATTTATTGCAATTGACTTTAATATTTCAAGTTCTGGTGCAGCATTTGCAGACTAATACTAATTACAATATATTAGGGAGAAATAAGTAATGGCAACATTTTGGAGTTCAGCAAACGTAGAACCAAAAAGAAAGTTTAAATTTTTAGTACAATTCAATCCAATAAGTGGAGACTTTGATGTTCCTTCATTTGTTGTGAAGAAAATTGATAAACCTGGATTTACAATAACAGAAACTAAACATACCTTTTTAGGTCATAACTTTTTCTTTCCTGGTAAATTAGAGTGGAAAGAAATAAGTATGTCTATTGTAGATCCTGCTGGAACTGGTGTCAGTCAAAATTCTGTTATTGAAATTGGAGAGCAAATACCAGATATGACAAGAAATCTAACACAAATACTTAGTGCTTTTGGTTATCAAAACCCAGCAAAAGTTGCACAAGCTTTAAATAGTGGTGGTGATGTTAATGCTGGAACTGCTGGTACAGGTATCAAATCTTTTTCAAAAGCTGGTGCAGTTGCTACTACAGGTAATGTAAATATTCTACAAATCGATGATGACGGTAATGTTGTTGAAAAATGGGCTTTAAGAAATGCTTGGATCAAAGACATTCAATTTGGTTCTAATGATTACAGTTCAGATGATGCACAAGAAGTAACAGTTAAACTTAGATACGATTGGGCAGAATTCTACTCTGTTGGTAAAGATGGAGCAGAAACTGCTTCTAGCTACGTTTAAACCATAAAATAATTATTTATTAGACTAAATACTAGTATGGCACTTAAAACAAATAAGAACTACTTTTGGTCTAATTCATTTGTCGATCCTAAAAGAAAGTCTAGATTTTTTGTAGAGTTTGGTGGGCAATTTGATGAATTAACTAAAGGAAAATATCCTTGGATAGTTAAATCAATTAATCGTCCAAAGTTTCAAGTTGGTTATGATACAGACTCTTATGCAAATCAATTTACAGGTGATATAGGTGTAGCCTTACCAACATCATGGACTTGGCAGGAAATAACTGTAAAATTTGTAAATCCTTATAGTAACACCTTAGCTCCAGAAGTAGGTCAAGACTTGGATGATATTCTAACTAGATATACTAGTGCAAGAATATCATATGCAAGATCACCTTCGGTTGATGGGGATATTAGCTCTAATAAAGGATTTTTTGAGGATCAAGTAGCAGATCCAGTATCTGAACGATACTTAGGATCTACAATAAAAATTTATGATCTTTCTATGGGATACGAGACAAGACAAATAGCTTCAAGACTTAGTAAAAGTCCTCTTGCAGCAGAAGCTCCACCAAACTATAATTTAAATCGTGGAGAAATCTTTTTTGGTGGTATGTATGCAAATGGATATTGGGTTTTACAACATCCTTGGATTACTAAAGTTGATTTTGGAGATCATGATTATAGTAGCGATGATCTACTTGAAATAAGTTTATCATTTAGATATAAAAGAGCTAATTATTATCCTCAATATAATAAAACATTAGGAGATGGTACGGAACTCCCAGAAGTACAACAACAGTTTCTTGATGAGGCTGATAAATTCAATCGCTCTGGCATTCCAGTTACAGAGGATGCTTGGAGCGATAAAGCAGCAGCAGAAAGAGCTAAAGTAATACAAGCTGCACAAAAAGCAGCAACTCCAAAACCTAAACCCAAACCAAATCCTAAACCTAAAAACGAACAAGTTGCTACTTCACCACCCGCTCCACCACCAAAACCAGTAGAACCACCTACAGCAAAAGCTAGTGGTTCAGTAAAGATACCTAGATGTACACTAACACTAGCCGAACAACAACAGATATTAAGTGGACAAAAGACTAAAGCTGAAATCTGTGCAGCAAAAGTAAAATAAATTTAACCAGAGGATAAAATGAGAAATAACGAAGAAAGATTTGGGGCTATAGAGCAGACAACAGACCCAACTCCAGTGATCGAAAAGACAGAACAATTTGCATATATAACACCAACAGAGGCTGTAGAAATACCATCTAAAGGAATTTTATATCCTCCAGAACATCCACTATATATGCAAGATACAATTGAAATAAGACATATGACAGCAAAGGATGAAGATACTCTAACATCAAAAGCTTTACTTAAAAAAGGTTTAGCAGTTGATAAGATGTTGAATGATATTATTGTTGATAAAAGAATTAAAGTTGATAACTTATTGATTGGCGATAAGAACGCTTTAATTGTTGCAGCAAGAATATCTGGTTATGGCGAAGAATATGAAACTAAGATTACTTGCCCATCTTGTGGAGTAAACTCTCAACATACATTTGATTTAAATATAAATACTATGGCCTATCCTCTTCCAAAAGAAGAATTAGATAATCTTGGTATAATAATAACAGAGAAAAATACATTCATTGTTAGATTACCATTATCAAAAATAGAAGTTGAAATAAAACTTCTCACAGGTTTAGATGAAAGACAAATGGTTGTTAAATCACAAGAACAACAGAAGAATAACTTACCAGAAAGTACAATGACACAACAAATGAAATACTTTATTGTTTCAATGAATGGTGAGACTGATAGAAGAAAACTAACCCAAATGGTTGAGAATATTCCAGCCAAAGATTCAAAATATTTGAGAACTGTTTATAAGAACATAAACCCAAATATTGAACTTGAACAGAATTTTGTTTGCTCCGCTTGCGAGTTTGAAGACTCAATGGAGGTTCCGTTTACAGCGGACTTTTTTTGGCCTAAACGATAAGTATATGGAGTCTGTTTACGAACAGTTCTTCATTATGAAACTACACGGTGGATGGTCATTGTTTGAGTTATACAATCTTCCAATTGGATTAAGAAATTGGTTCTGCGATAGATTAGCAAAACATTTTGAAAAACAAAACGAAGAAATGGAAAAAGCAAAAGCTTCTTCCAAGTAAGATAAAGCCAAGAATAACCTTCTTGGCTTTTTTCTTTTGTACTATTTATTGTAAAGGAATTAATTTATAAATGGCTGACCCCGTATCACCAGCTTCAATAACTTTGCTAGAAAAACAAAGAGAGCTATTGGCAGAAAACGAAAGAATTACAAGAGATACTACACTAAGTGAAGAACAAAGAGCAAAACAGTTATCAACTATTGGTTTGGCTTTACAAAATATTGAAGAAAGATTAAGAGCTTCTGTTGATCTTCAAAAAGAAAGATTGAAAGATATTCAGCTTGAACGTGATATTTTGCTTGCTATGGTTGGTGATAGAGGTAAATTAAAGGAGTCAGAAAGAGAAAGTGTAGAAATACAAGAAAAAGAATATGAATTACAAATAGAAAAAACAAAATATCAAGCTCAAATTGCACAAATGAAAAAAGATGGTGTTGAAATTGATGCTCAAGAAATGGCTAAAGAAAAATTAAGAATTGAAAATTTAGAAAAGGATCTTAATTTACAGAAACAAAAAAAGAAAGTTACAGACGATATGGCATCTAGTGCTGCTGATATATTGAACCTTAAAGTTCAAGAAGGTAGTTTTTTTCATGTTGTTACTGGCGAAGATGGTGAATTAAATGTAGCTGAATTTCAAGAAAGAATAGTAAGTTTTGGTAAAAAATTTAAAGAAGAATTTTTAAACCCACAAAATTTAGGTGCAAAAATACAAGAACAAATGTTTGCTTCAACAAAGCAGGCTGTAATTATTTTAGATTCCCAAACTGCTTCTTTAAGAAGAGCTACTGGTGCAATTGATGGATATACTACAGAACTAAATATGGCAGCAAATTTTGCTGGTATGAATTCGGTAAGTATGGAAAAAACAGGAGAAGCTATGCTCTCCTTAGCAAATGATTTTTCTGAGTTTACAAATGTTTCTTCTCAAGCAAGAGTTGAAATGGCAGCAACAATTGGCACCTTATCTAACTTGGGAGTAAGTTCTGATGTTGCATCTAAAAATATGTCTACATTAATTCAATCCTTTGGAATGACAACTTCTGAAGCTATTCAAACTTCTAAAGAATTAGCTGTATTAGCAAACACTTTAGGCACATCTCCTCAAAAGATAGCAAGCGATTTTGCTGGTGCTGCTTCTACTCTTGTTGTGTATGGTGAGAAAGGTATTGATGTGTTTAGAGGGTTGGAAGCAGCCGCTAAAGCCTCTGGTCTTGAGGTAGCAACTCTTGTTGGAATTGTAAAAAAGATGGACACATTCCAAGGTGCAGCAGAAGCGGCGGGTAAATTAAATGCAGTTCTTGGTGGTGGATTGTTAAATTCATCACAATTACTGGTAGCAACAGAAGAAGAAAGAATAAGACTAGTTGTAGAATCTGTTCAGTCTCAAGGTGTACAATTTAAAGATATGGATAAGTACACACAAATGTCCATAGCTAATGCTGCTGGTATTACTGATATGGCACAGGCAAATAAATTATTTGGTATGTCTTTAAGTGAATATGACAAGTATGTAACACAAACAGAAAAATCAAAAGACGCTACAGAAAAGTTTTCTCAAATGTCATTAGCAGCTACAACTATGACAGATAAATTTAAAGTAGCAATGATGCAATTAGCTACATTTGCAGCGCCATTGTTATTTATTCTTTCTGCACTAGTAGATGGGTTTGCTGAAGGCATTGCAATTATTAATAAAACAATTTCTTTATTATATGTATTTACCGATGTTCTACCTACGCATGTAGTTAAAGCTTTTGGAGAATATATTGATTTTTTGTCTAAATCTTTAAAAACAATGTTACAAGCTATTGGATTTGCTATAGGTTTATTTGTTGCCTATAAAGCTGCAACTCTAGCTTTGGCTATGGCTAAGGGCATACTTGCACTAGCATCAACTGGACTTGCAGCAGCACAAACTGCATTAAATGCTGCTATGTCAGCAAATCCAATTGGACTTATAGTAATTGGTATAATGCTTTTAGTTGGTATAATTTATTATGCTATTAAAAATTTTGAAACTTTTGGAAAAGTTTTATTATTTCTTCTTGGACCAATTGGTTGGGTAGTAATGGCTTTAAAGATGCTTTATGATATGGTTGTTAAACCTGGTTCTCCCAAATTTTATGATCTTCCAAACCATTTTGGTAAAGCTTTTAACTTTCTAAAAGAAAATATATTATTTATAATAGGACCAATTGGTTTGGCTGTTAACGCACTAAAATATCTTTATGATATGTTTCATAAAGCTGGTTCTCCTATGTTATACGAAATTCCAAAATATATGGCAATGGCATTTGAAATATTAGGAAACGTAATGCAATCTATACCAAGTATAATGGATAGGATTGCTGAGTCAATGGCTAAAATGGCTACATCAACATTTAAATTATTTTATGCTATATATGGACTAGCTTCAGTATTACCAATATTTGCACTAGGATTAGTATCAGCAATTCCAGCTATGCTTGCATTTGCAGGTGCTTCGTTTGTAATGAATGTAACTGGTGGAAACTACTTAGAGAAAATATTAAGTGCTATAACACCACAAAGATCTGCTGGATTAAAAGTAGTTGTTGATTCTCTTGATGGTTTAAATAAAATACATAAAGAAATAAAACCAGAAGGTCTTAAAAATGTCAAAGAACTTGTAGATGAAGTTGAGAGATATAATTTTCAATTACTTGCTTCTTCTGCATTAAATATTGTTTCTCCTTTGGAATCACTAATTAAAGCTGTTGGATATTTAGGAGAGTCTAAAGAAACAAAAGGTGGAGATTTAATACTCAAAGTAGATGGTAGAGAAATTGGAAGAATAGCAATTAGTGCTATCAATGCATCTGGTGGTGGTAACGTTATTGTTAAAAACACTACTGCTGCTGGAACTAGAGGATAAACAAGGAGTTAATTAAATGGCATCTGGATATTTAGAATTATTAGGTTATGGTGCAGGTGTAAACAGAATTGATTTTGGCGATAATCAATTTTCGCAAATTGAATATGTATCAGAAATAACACCAAACTATACAGAGACAATGGTATACGGAAGAAATGAACCAATTGTAACTTATAAAAATACAAGCAGAAATCTTAAAATATCTTTTGTTATTTCTCAAGGTAGTGGTGATAATGTTAGCTGGAACTCCACAATGAACAAAATGATTCATCTTTTATATCCAAAATATGATGATAAATATGTCATAGTTAAAACACCAGTTTATAGATTTAAATTTTTTAATTTATTGCAAGATCCAATAGATGATGAACAAGGACAAGTTTGTATTTTAAAAAATGTAAACATAGGTCCAAGCGGTTTTAAATATGGAAAAGTTGCAACTATTGGAGATTATACAGCTACAGAAACAGGACGAGTAGAAGGAACTAATAATGGAGCAAAGATTTCATTTAAAGAATTTAAAGTTGCTATGACGGTTGTTCCTTTACAAACTATACCAATAGGTTTTTCAAATAACGATAGCTTTGGCAATGTAACTTTCCCATTTGGAACTATAACTGTAAAGGCAAATAATCAATGAACAGATATTCCAATAAAGAACTTATACAAAATGAAAATGAATTATATGAAAGTTTCTTTAGAGAAAGAAATATAAAATTTATTAATCATTTTGAAACTACAAATTTTACATTTCCAACAAATCAGCAATTATTAACTATACCATATGTTGAGCATACTTGGAAATATGGAGATAGATATTATAAATTATCTAGCAAATATTATGGTGATACAACCATGTGGTGGGTTATAGCAATGTTCAATAATAAACCAACAGAGCACAGTATTAGCATAGGTGATACAATATTAATACCAACATTATTAGAAAAACTATTTTCTTATATGAAACCATAACGGATAAAAAATGTCAAGAGAAAGACCAATATTATTTAGAGATCCAAACACTAGCACTTCTAGTACACAAACAGAAGAAGAAACAGAGAAACAGAAAAGAGAAGAGTTTTCTGTTGATTGTTATCTATTAGATTATACTCAAGAAATTTTAAATAAACAATCAGCCTTTAACGTATCAGTAACTCCAAATGGAGCAGCGTATTTTTGTAATAAAACTAATATGACAACAAATAATTTTTCACAAATATTAGCTTCTTTGAGTGGTAGAAAAAACTTAAAAGAACTTGGAGAATTAAGTACTGCTGCTATTGCAACAATGTATCCAATAATAAAACTTTTTAGAATTGATAGTGATCAAACTGGGACAAGACAAAAGAAAAGACAATTTGTATTTAATAAAAATTTAAATGATGTTTTAGGAAAAGGTAATATTGATGCAAATATGTCTTTTTATACTGGTTGTGGAATAAAGAATTTTTCTTATACTTTAGCTGGTACAAATCCTGTAGAAGCCGAAAGAGCAGTAGATGTTTCTATTACTTTTGTTTTTTCATCTGTCCAAGAATTTATAGGCAATACTAATGTTAATCCTATTGGCTCTTTAGCCACTATATCTGGAAATCCTACAGGATTAACAGATCCTACAGATAAAAGCGATATAAATGGAACATCTACCTCAATAGGATCTACAACTCAATATATAACTTTAATACAAAGACCGAACCCTAATAATATTAAAGATGCGTTTGATGCAAAAGACTTTAGATTACAAGTAGAATTATCATATAGTTTATTAGAAGATGAAAGTGAATCAATCTATTCTAAAGAAACTCTTGCTAGACTAAGAGATATTAAACTTTTATTAGACCTTACACTAATAAATCATGAACTTTCTTTTACCGAAGAGGGTTCCTTAGAACTTAAAGTAAATTATTATGGAAGCTTACAACAATATATGAATGATCCAAAGACCGATTATTTTTATAAACAAATAGAAAAAGAAAGTTTAGGTAATGATGTTTTAAAAAATGCTAAAACACAAAGAGATAATGTTGAACAAGCTAGAAAAGCAGTTAAAGATTGCGGTAATGCTGTAACTAAAAAAGCTTTAGAAGATGCTTTAAAAAAAGCAAGTGAAACAAGTGAAGCTGAACAAGCACAATTACAAACAATAAAATCTAAAGTTTATGGTACATTTATTGAAGAGTTGTATAAGAACTCTTCGTTATTTACTTTTACTGTAGAGGAAGAAAATATAAATTTATGGATTGATTTTATTAATGGAGTTACTGCTACAAAGCCTCCTTTTATTTTAAAAGAAATAAGTGAAGGAGGTAGTGGTGAAGCGGGAAATGCAAAAAAAGAAGCAGAAAGTAATGCAAAAAGCGAACCAGATGATATTAAGTCTGAGATAGACTCTAAAAGAGAGAAAAAAGTAAAATTAGATGAAGAGTTATCTGTTACATATTTTTATTTTGGTGATTTGTTACAATCAATAACTAAAGTATACAATATGGGTTCCGAAACAAACAATAAAATAATACTTGGTGATATTGAATATATTGATGATAGAACTGGTACAAATACAGTTGTAAAATATAATATAGGAGAAATTCCTATAAGTTCTGATTTATTTCAAGCTTGGTTTTTAGAGAAAGTTATAAAACCTGGAAAAACTAGTTATAGGCTTGATACCTTAATAAAAGATCTAGTCAATGGTTTGCTTAGACCAGCACTTGACCCAGAATGCTTATTTTTTGCAAGAAATATTAATAAAAAAATTGATATAAATTTTACAAATTTTACTATAGAATCAAGTTCTGATATTGATACTTTTGCTAATAGTGTTGGTGTTTTAAAAAGTGTTCCAACTTTAAATCAAAACGGTGCTTTAAAAATTTATAATTATTTTTGTATTTTTTCAAATCAAGCATTATGTGAATTAAGGGGAGATCCAGAACAAGATGAGAAGAATGGTATTATGCACCTTTATATTGGTAAAGTTAATGGTTTAGTAACATCTGTTAAATTTAAAAGAATTGATCAACCATACGCAAAAGAGGCCAAAGCTACAAGAGAAGGTTTTACGCCTTTATCTTCTTTAAGAGATATTTATAATTGTGATATTAATATGGTAGGTAATCATGTTTTTTATCCTGGCATGACTGTTTTTATTCATCCACCATATGGGTTTGGAAGTCCTACAGAAAAAAATCAAACTTTTTCTAATATCATGGGTGTAGGTGGATATTATAATATAATTAAAATTACTACTGATATAGCAGATGGAAAATATGAAACTAGATTAGATTGTTTTTATCAATCAAGCGGAGATGGTAGTTGTAAGGCAGATGTTAAGTGTAAATAATGGAAACTTTAAAATATGATTAAAAGAACTAGTAAAGAAATAAAAGTTGCCATAAATAATGGTACTCTTGTAGATACAACAAATAAAACAAAATTATTTGAATTGTTTTCAAAAAGAGATCTATATTCTACAATATTTGATGATTATAATGTTAATAATATTGAAACAATTAACTTATGGACAGAAAGAACTTTATATGGAAAAATAGATCACGAACAACAACCAGTACTACCAATTTATACAAAATTAAAAACTTTAATTAATTCTAATAATAATTCATGTTTTGTTGTTGCACCAGTAGCAGATGCTTTTTTAGATTTAAACAATAGTATGAATTATGATTCTAATATAAGAAAAATTAAACCTTCCAGTTATTATCCTTTAAGACCAAAATCTGCTACATACAATGTTGTAGATAAAATGAATACTCAGATAATAGAGTTATTTGATTTTTATTATACTAGATATGTAAAATTATATAATAAAAAAAATATGATAAAATCATTTGAAGATTTTATTAATTATTCTTTAGAATTTTTAAATATTTCAAATCCTTTTATTACATTATCTTCTTTTTCTTTAAAACAAAATTATCTATCAAATGGTTTGACTATAGATTTGGTATCAGATAAAGATGCATCAAGCGATAAAGAAAAACAAATAAATTATTTAGAAGATGAAAACTTTACTTATTTCTTAGATAAAGCAGAACAGTTTGGATTTTTTGTAGATAAAAATGTACCTTGGAGATTAGTTTTTAATATTCAATCTCCTAATTCACAGAAATATTTACAAAAATATAATATTTCTAATACAAAACAATTTTTTGAAACATTCTATGTTAGAACAATACTTCTTGAGCTTGATCTTATAAAACAACAATATGTAAGAACATACAACCAATTTTTAAGAATAAATCCAGATGTTCTAAACAGTTGCAACGAAAAAATACAACCAAGAACTCTCATAACAGATCAAATACTAAATGATGATTATAGGTGGTTAAAATTTCATTATTTTCTTAAATTAAAAGAATTTAATCTTATTAAAGATCAAAATAATTATGATCAACTTATAAGTGATTTTAATATGTTATATGGTCTTAATAAAGACATATTAATAAAACATATACAGGAAGTAACAAAACCTGTTGTCGCAAATGGTGCAAATCCAGATCTTGATATGTTGAACTTGACAACAAAAAGACTAAGCTATAAGATCAACTACAAGTTCTAAAGAGGTTGCTATGCTCGTTGAGCCGCTTGATAATAAAGGCGATTGTGTAGGTTTTTATTGTGATGGACAAATAGTAAAAGAAGTTCCAGACCATGTTGAATCTTGGGCTTATCATCCTGCTTTTGGAGTAAATGGTGAGTATGCTTACCTTTACTGCCAAGATGAAATTAATAAATTTGTTTCAGATGATTATAAAAGTGATTGGAAAATGCTCAACAACAAGATGAAAGCATTTTTTAAATCTTTTGGTTTAGCAAAGATTAATCTCGATGATAATTGTATCTTTGATATGATTCCAAATCATTTCATCATTAACTATTATGAGGTCAAATCTCAAATTGTTAAAAATATTTTAGACACAATCAGAAAACCAAAAGATTATGATTATCTTGTCGCTCTTTCTGAAATTCTGTGGGACATTAAAAGTAGAAAACTAAACATTGAATTGTCTTCTCTAACAGATAAAAAGACAATTCAAAAATATACAGATGTAAGTCACTACATTAACTATAACATCTTTGGAACAAAAACAGGAAGACTATCAACTCATAAACATTCATTTCCAATTATGCAGATGGATAAAAATCATCGTTCAATTATTCAACCAACAAACGATTGGTTTATTGAACTTGATTATAATGGTGCAGAGCTTAGGACGTTTTTGGCTCTTGCAGGTAAAGAACAACCAAAAGAAGACATTCATGATTGGAACAACAATCACATTTATGGCGGAATGAAAACAAGAGATGAAGCAAAAGTTGCATTTCTTGCTTGGCTTTATGGAGAAACAAAAAATGAAAAAGCTGAAGTCATTTACAATAAAAAAGAAGTCCTTGATAAATATTGGAAGGGGGAAGTGGTTACTACATTCTACGGTATGGAAATTCCTGCGGATAATCATCACGCTCTCTCTTACCTTATTCAGTCTACATTTGGTCAACTTGCTCTTCGTCAGATGATTAAAGTGTTTGACTTTCTAAAAGACCGTAAATCATTTATTGCTTTTACAATTCACGATAATATTGTTATCGACTTGGCAGAAGAAGATAAAAAAGATCTAAAGAAAATTATTAATGTTTTCTCAAATACAGATCTTGGTATGTTTAAAGTTAATGTAAAAGCAGGAAATAATTACGGAGAAATGCGTAAGATTTGACTATTTATAGTGTTAGGAGATAATAATGGACCAAATAGTAATGCAACTCGTCCAAATGGAACAACAAATGAGAATCTTCCATTGGCAAACAAAATCATTCGCCAGACACTCAGCCTTTGGTGGAATCTACGGAACGCTAGGTGATCTCATAGACACTTTTGCAGAGGCATGGATGGGAAGAAATGGAAGAGTGCGTGTTACTGGTCCAATTGAGCTTCAAGACATTGGTGGTGATGTTGAAGGTATTGTTGATGGATACATTGATACACTAATTTCAATGACCGATACTCTTGACCCACAAAAAGATACAGACCTTCTAAACATTCGTGATGAAATTCTTGGAGAGTTCAATAAACTCAAATACCTATTAACACTTAAATAATGGATCCTTTAGTAAAACAACTTAGAGAATTATTAACAGAACAAACAGAGCCTTATCAGATGAAGATGAAGGCTAAACATAGTCGTTTAAAGAAAAGAGTAATTGGTCACGGAGGACAAAGTGCTGGTGCTCCTTACTCAGTTAAACCTTCCATGAAACGTTCTAAGTCAGCCCCACCTATTGGTGAAAATGTTATTTATACAAGTCTTGAAGAAGGGTTTGTAGATTGGGCTAAAGAAAAACTTGGCATTGGACAAGGTGAGTATGTAGAAAGCACAACGCCAGATGAATATAATTATTCAAAATTAACAGACAATCTTTATGTTGGAGCACAACCAAGAAATAAAAAAAATGAATTTCCAGAAAAAGAATTAAAAAAGTTCTCTAAAATTTTTGTAATGGTTCCAAAAGATGAATATGATTATACAACTTCTGAATATGTCACAAAAAAATCAGAGTTGTTTCCAGATGAAAAAGTAACCAAAACAATACAGCATCAAAATAATACATTAGATTTATTACAACAAAAGTTTCCAGATAAAGTTATGCATATTCCAACTCTAGATGAAAATCCTCAAGACGAACAAGGCTTGGATAATTTAAAAGATACTATTGATAAATTAAACCAAGCTGGTAATTTAATTTCAGATGCAATGAACCAAGGAAAAGTTTTAGTTGTTTGCTCTAAAGGAATGAACAGGTCTATGACGGCAGCGTTATTGGCATTAAAACAAAAAGGGTATAAACCAGAAGATCTAATTGAATTAGCAAGAAAAGTTAGAGGTACGTCATCTTTGTGGCACACTGGTAAACCTCACAATACATTTATCGACCTAATAAAAGGAACTCAAAAAATAAATGAACGTATTGTTAAAAAAGGTTCTAAATGGTGTTTAAAATCAAAAAAGAACAATAAAAATCTTGGATGTTACAGTTCTAAAAAAGATGTAAAGAAAAGAGAAAAACAAGTTCAATATTTTAAACATATGAAAGAAAGTGCTGTTGAACAAATGGTTAGAGAGGTTATAAGAGAAATACTGAAGTAGGTACAGAATGGAAACAAAAGACAGCCTAGATTCTGTTGTAATTGTTGTAACAGATAAAAATAAAATACTCTTAATTAAAAGATCTAAAACAGACGAGTGGATGCCACTACACTGGTCATTTCCAGGTGGTCATATAGAAATTGGTGAACCACCCTACAAGGCAGCAAAACGCGAACTAAAAGAAGAAACCAATCTTGACGGTAAAATAAGTTATGCTGGTCTTCGTAAAACAAAAACAGGCAAAATGTACATTTATTTATGCGATGAATTTAAAAATGATGTTGAATTAAATTATGAACATTGCGATTATAAATGGGTTGAATATAAAGACATTGATGATCTTGAAGACAAAACACCGTATGTAAAACAAATCATTGCTACTGCGCTTGAAATACCAATGGGTTATGAATGAATGTAATAGGGTTAGGAAAAACTGGTTGTAGTATTGTAGATAAGTTTTCTAAATATCCACAATATAAAATACACAAAGTATCAATACAAGAACAAGACCACCCAGAAAAATATGAACAAAATACAAATCACATTCCATTCACATTAGATGATGATGATATTGATTTTTTTGTAAGTGGTGATGAAATATCCTGTGCTGCTTCTTTAAGAGTTTTGGAAAATTATAAAGGTTCAAACATTAGAATTTTTTACATTAAACCAAATCAAAAGTTCTTAACTGACTTACAGAGAATGACTGATAGGGTTGTTTATAACGTACTTCAAGAATATACAAGATCTAAAAAATTTGATTCAATGTATATCATAAATTATGAAGATGTTGCAAAGACTGTAGGTAAGATTCCAATAATTGGATATTATGATAAGTTAAATACAGTAATTGTTGATACTATTCATATGATTAATTTTTTTGATCACAATGAATCAATAATTGGAAATGAAGTTGAATTTTTGCCAACCTATTGTATAAATTCAATAGGTATAATGAACGCTGATACTGGTGTTGAAAACATGTTTTTCAACCTTGACGAGTGTAGAGAGAAGAGATACTATTACTCCATAGACGAAAAACAGTTAGAAACCGATGGTGATCTGTTTGATGCACTTTCAAATCAAATGGAAAGCAAATCGGAAGAGTTTGTAAAAAACAGTTTTGGAGTTTACTCTAATTGTTTTGGTAAGAATTATTGTTACTTGATTAAAAAATCACCACATATCCAGAGGTAATTATGAAGGCGTTTAAAGGAACCTTTCTTAAGAAAGATGGTTCGGAAAGAACAATGCAGTTTGTAAAAATTAAAGACTTGCCAACTGTATTCGTAGAGGGTAGGATTAAGGGAACAGGAAAGGTAAGAACCCTTTCTGATGGTTCCGAAACAGTTTATGATGTTGAGGCTAAGGAGTTCCGAATCTTCAATCATAAAACGCTAGTAGGAGAGATTGTTGAAATCGATCTTGACGAAAGCACATTGAGTGGATAAGATAGAAACATGGCGGTTGAAGAGATTTGTTTAACCGTTCTTAACAACAAACTAAGGAGACAATAAAATGGCTATTGATATGAGCAAAATGAAGAACAAGCTTGAGAAGCTTGCTAATAATGGTAAGGAGAGCAACAATTCTGTTAGATGGAAGATGGAAGAGGGACAACACTCTGTTCGTATCGTTCCAACGGAAGACGGCGATCCATTCAAGGAGCTTTTCTTCCATTACAAGGTAGGTGGAAAGACTGTTCTTTGTCCCAAAAAGAACTTCTCTGATGATTGTCCTGTGTGCAACTTTGCTTCACAGCTTTGGCGTGACGGTGTAGCAAACGAGGATAAGGCAAGCCAGAAGATGGCAAAAGAGCTATTCCCCAAGCAGCGTTTTATGTCTCCTGTTCTAGTTCGCGGAGAAGAGGCAAAAGGTGTACAGGTATGGGAATACGGTAAGCGTGCATATGAGACTATGATTGGTCTTGTTCTTAACCCAGAGTATGGTGACATTACTGATCCACAGGATGGTCTTGACCTTGTAATCGACTACACTAAGCCTCCTGCTGGTGCAAAAGATCAATTTCCAGAGACTAAGATTACTCCTCGCCGTAAGTCCTCACCACTTTGCGACCCATCTTATGGTGGAGCAGCAAAATGTAAGGAACTTCTCGACACTATTCCAGACTTTGGATCACTTTATCCACGCCAGAGTACACAAGAGGTTCAGAAGATCCTTGATGCTGCCCTTGCTTCCGATGAATCTGCTGAAACTGAGTCTCGTGAGATCGTGAAAGGTGGCAATAAGTCCAAAAAGTCTTCACCTGTTGATGAAGCCTTTGCAGGATTTACTGGAACAGACGACGACTAATCTGTTGACTAACTAACGAAACGGGTGTATCTTATGGGTACACCCGTTTTCATTTATCACAAAGGAACCAAATGGCTAAAAAAACTCAAACAACGACAAATGGTAAATTATCTATTGCACAAATGAGAGATGCAATTAATAAAAAAGCTGGAGTAGAAGTTTCTTTTGATCTTCTTGAACAAAACCCATCAGAAGTAACAGAATGGATTCCAACAGGTTCAGATGTACTAGACTCTATTATTTGTAGAGGCAAGAAAGCAGGAATTCCAGTTGGGCGTATTACAGAACTTGCAGGTATTGAAGCCTCTGGTAAGTCTTACTTTGCCGCTCAGATTGCTGCTAATGCCCAAAAGATGGGAATGACCGTAGTTTACTTTGATTCAGAGTCTGCATTAGACCCTTCATTCCTTAGTAAAGCTGGATGTAATGTAGGTGAGATTATTTATACTCAAGCAGTAAACATTGAGTTTGTACTTGAAACTATTGAACAACTTCTTGGAGAAGGTGATCACTTCTTATTTGTTCTTGACTCTTTTGCTTTTACTCCATCGCTTGCAGACCTTGAAGGAGATTTTAATCCTCAGTCTTCAATGGCAGTAAAACCAAGAATTATGTCAAAAGGTCTTGCTAAGCTTATTCAGCCAATTGCAAATAAGAAAAGCTCATTCCTTGTTCTTAATCAACTAAAACAAAACATTGTAATGGGGCCAACAGCACATACAGAAATGCTTGTAAATCCATTTATAACTCCTGGCGGTAAAGCACTATCTTATGCTTATTCGCTAAGAATTTGGCTTACTCCAAAAAAAAGCAAAGCAAGTTATGTTGTATCTCCAACAGGATTTAGAATTGGGTCAGAGACTAAATGTGTCCTAAAGAAATCTCGTTTTGGTACAGAAGGAAGAGAATGTTCGCTTAAACTCTTATGGGGTGGAGAACGAGTAGAAGTTTCAGACCATGAAGCTTGGCTTGACATTATTTCTAAATCAGATAGAGCTTCAAGTGGTGCATGGTGGACAATTACTCTACTTGATGGATCAGAGAAGAGATTTAGGTCAGCAGACTTTCCTACAGAACTTCAGAATGAAAGTTTTAGAAATGCTGTACTAAGTATTGTAGAAGAAGAGCTTATTACTAAATTTGATAAGCAAACTGGTAATGCTTCAAATTACTACAACATAGAAAGCGAAGACTAATCTAACTAAAACAAACAGGCTCCGTGGGGTTGACTTCCTCACGGGGCTTTGTTACTATCTATGTGTTGGAGAGAAGAACATCATGGAGAGTCACCCGAGCAACAAGCTGTCTAAGAAGAAGCAGCGGTTTATTGAGCTTGCATCGCGTATCGCTATGCAGACTGAGTTTCGCGAGTATAAGCATGGAGCAGTTCTTGTTCGTGCTGGTGCTGTTGTGAATACGTCTTGTAATAAGAATAAGTATAAGGCATGGGCCAATCAGTTTCGTAAGAAGCAGCGTGGTCATGCTACTGTTCATGCTGAGATTGGTGCTATTCTTGGTCTTGACCGCTCTGTTACTGAGGGTGCTACTATCTACGTTGTTCGTGTTGGTCGTGATGGATGCCTTCGTAACTCTAAGCCTTGTGCTATGTGTGAGGCAGCTATGCAGTATGTTGGTGTGAAGAAGGTTGTTTATTCTAACGAGAACGGCGATATTGAGTCTATGAGGATTTATAATGAGTAATAAATATTATGATAATTACAAGAATCCTTGGGATGAACAAGAAGAAGGTTGTTGGGTAATTCGTAAATCTAAAGGCTGTACTTCTATGAAGAAGGTGAGCCAAGAACAAGGAACTCAAGAACTTGAAGCATTTCATTATGCAATGGCTGTTTGTTACGATGTTATGGTAAATGAAATTTCAAATACAATTAATAATGGAAAGCCTTATTCAATTTCTGACATAGCTCTAAACACTATTGAATCTATTGGAAAGGTTGTAAACGAAAGGAGAAAGAATGTGGGAATCTGAAATGCATGACAAGTATCCAAAGACTCTTAAGGGTCTTTCATATTTTGAAATCAACGAAGGATGGAAGGAACTTGTTGAAGAAATCACTTCTAAAATTGAAGTTGTAAATAATAAGTATTCTCCATCAAGCTACATTCGTGCTGCACAAGTTAAACAGAAGTTCGGAGGTCTTAGATACTACATTAGTATTGAAGAAATTGACGAACAAGACGTTAGATACGTTTATGATATGATTGCAGAAGCAGAAAAAAGATCTTTTACTATCTGTGAGTATTGCGGTTCTCCAGCAAACACCTCTAGAGATAGACTTTATGTAGAGACACTATGCGATGAACACAGAACTTCAAGAAGGTGATTTAGTATGGGTTAATAAGTATGCTAAGTCATACAGCTCAGAACTTATTATTCATCGTAAAATAAAACAAATGTCCTTACTAGAGGAATTTACTATTTTGGGTATTGTTATTACAGCATACCCAGAACTTTGTTACGTTTGGGTAATGCAGGATGAAGAATACCACTATTTTTTTAAGGAGGATCTTAAATGCCAAGAATGATGATTGTTGATGCTAATAATCAGTATCTTCGTGCATACATTACTAATCCAACGCTTTCACCAAACGGTCAACCTGTAGGTGGTGTTGTTGGGTTTCTTAAAATTATGCAGAAGCTTTGTAACACAACAAACCCAGATCTTATTTTTGTTTGTTGGGATGGCGAAGGTGGATCTAAGAAACGTAAACTTATGAACTCAAATTATAAAGAGGGTCGTAATCCTCTTCGTTTAAATCGTGATGTTCGCAATCTTACAGAGAATGAAGAGATTTCTAATAGAATTTGGCAGCAAACTAGAGTTGCAGAATACTTTAATCAAATGCCAATAATTCAGCTTCTTTATCCAAACATCGAAGCAGATGATTTAATCTCGTATGTAGCAAATCATGAACATTATAAGAAATGGCAAAAGGTAATTGTATCATCAGACAAAGACTTCATTCAACTTATTAATGATAAAACTGTTCTGTATCGTCCTATTCAAGAAGAAATACTTAATGTAGCAAAAGTTGTTGAAAAGTATGGTGTTCATCCTAATAACTTCGCCCTAGCTAGAGCAATTACTGGTGATGATAGTGATAATCTAAAAGGTGTGCGTGGTGTTGGAATGGCTACGGTAGCTAAAAAGCTTCCAATGCTTACAGAAGATAAATCATATCTACCAAATGATGTTGTGGAGTTTTCCAAAGATAAGGAAGGAAAAGCATTTATAAGTATCGCATCATCATTTGAGGCGATTAGAGATAACTATCGCATCATGCAACTTTCCTCTCCTCAAATTTCTTATCAAGTTAAACAGCAGATAGACGAGGTAATTGAAGACTTTAAGCCAGAGCTAAACCAACTTGAATTTCGTAGAATGTCTATGCAAGATGGTTTTGGTGTTGTTGATTTTTCATCTTTGATGACTACATTTAAGAAGATTGTTGCCAATAAGACTACTTAAATGTATGAAGTACAATTTAATTTTAGAGAGCTGGAAGAAGTTCCTTACTGAAGAAGAAACTTTAGCCAAAACAGCCACAGAAGTAGAAAACTCAATTGAGAATAAACAAGAAGAAGAAAAACAAAAAATTAAAAGTGTTATTGCTGCAATAAAATCTAGTATTGGTACTGGTATTCAATCACAACAAGAAACTATAAAAACTATACCAAACAAACAAGCAATAAAAGATGCTTTAAAGAATGAAATAGATAGCTTAAGTCTTCAAGAGGCTATTGAAGAAGCTAAGAAAAGAAAAAGAGCTAAAGTTACTAAAAAGAAGAAATCTGGTGGAGATAGATGTACTAGAATAGCCAAACGTAAATATGATGTTTGGCCTTCTGCTTATGCTTCTGGTGCTGTTGTTAAATGCCGTCAAGGAAAGATCTGGAAAGGTATAAGCGAAAGCGCAACAGATGAAGAAATTGATGATGCTTTGCTTCTTGAAGAGGTTGAACAAATTGAAATAATTGAAGAAGCTAAAAAAAAAGCTTATAAGCCAAACTTCTCCAAAGAAAAAGAGCAAGGTCTTCATGGATGGTTTGCCAGAAATAATGGAAAAGGTTGGGTAAATTGTAGAACTGGTGGTCCTTGTGGCCGTGATTCTTCTGACAAAGGTGGTAAATATCCAGCATGTAGACCAACTAAAGCACAATGTAAATCTGCTGGTAAAGGCCCATTAAGAAAAAAGAAATCTTCCAAACCAATTTCTTGGACTAAAAAGAAAAAGAAGGACTAATTAACAACATGAGCGATAAACTTACATCATTTAAAGATTTTCAACTATTAACAGAAAATTTTAAGAACTTTATTGAAACTGAAGAAACCGAATATGATGACGCAGTATTAGATGACGGAACTCCTGTTTGTGCTGCTTGTCTTGAAGAATTGCTTGAAAGTCAAAGAACTGTTATTCAAGAAGCAAAATACCAAGGTAGAACAGTAACTCTAAATAAGCCAATGAAAGGCGATGTAAAAAAATCAAAAGTTTTCGTTAAAGATCCAAAAACTGGTAACGTAAAGAAAGTTAACTTTGGCGATAAGAATATGAAGATTAAAAAGTCTAATCCAAAAAGACGTAAATCATTCAGAGCACGCCATCACTGCGAAAACCCAGGACCAAAAACTAAAGCACGTTATTGGTCTTGCAAAGCTTGGTAGATCGTATTACTCTATAACTTCCCAAAAGGTGCAAAATGACTACAGCCTCTACAAACGAGAGGAGTGACTTTTCTCGTTTCGGAAAAAGCTTTCAAGAGAGTCTAGTACAACTTATCCTTATGGATCGTCCTTTTTGTGACCAAATCCGTGAGGTATTTTCTATTGAATTTCTTGAGCTAAAGTATCTCCAAGCATTCGTGCAGATTGTATTTAGCTACAAAGATAAATACAAAATTCATCCTACATTTGACATTATGACCACACTTATTAGATCTGGTCTTGATGATCAAAATGAAACCGTGCAAAAGCAGGTTCGTGATTTCTTTGCTCGTATGCAGGATGCAGAACCAGACGGTGCTCAATTTATCAAGGAAACCTCTCTTGATTTCTGTAAGAAGCAGAAACTAAAGGAAGCAATGTTGAAGTCTGTTAAACTTCTTCAATCTGCTTCTTTTGATGAAATTTCTAAGACAATCAATGAAGCTCTTAAACTTGGTACAACCTCTGATTTTGGTTATGATTATCTTGTAGATTTTGAAAAGCGTTTCCAACTTAAGTCTCGTAATCCAATCGGTATGGGTTGGATTGAGGTTGATAGTATTTGTAAGGGTGGTCTTGGTACTGGTGAGCTTGGAGTAGTTATTGCTCCTACTGGTGCTGGTAAATCAATGGTGCTTGTACATCTTGGAACAGAGGCACTAAAGGCTGGAAAGACTGTAGTACACTATACTCTTGAACTTGCAGACTCTGTTGTTGCTTCACGTTATGATAGTTGTCTTACTGGCATTGAGTTGAAAGACTTGTTTACTTTCAAAGAGCAAATTTTTCAATCGGTACAGGATTTGGCTGGTAAACTTATTGTAAAGGAGTATCCAACCAAGTCTGCATCTACTAATACTCTTAAATTGCATCTTGAAAAACTAAAGATTAAGGGTATCAAGCCAGATATGATTATCGTAGACTACGGTGATCTTCTTCGACCTATTTCTAATCAGAAAGAGAAGAGACAGGAACTTGAAACTATTTATGAAGAGTTACGAGGATTAGCACAAGAGTATACTTGCCCTGTTTGGACGGCATCACAAACTAATCGCTCTGGTCTAAATGCAGAAGTAATTACGATGGAATCAATCTCAGAGGCATTCAATAAATGCTTTGTTGCTGATTTTATTTTTTCTGTTTCTAGAACGGTTGAGGATAAAGCTTCAAACTCTGGTAGAATCTTTGTAGCTAAAAACCGTAATGGCCCAGACGGTCTTGTCTATCCAATCTTTATGGATACAAGTAATGTTAAGATTAAAGTTTTGCCCTCGACAGGAGAGACACCATCGGACATAATGGTTAGAACTTCTAAAGAGCAAGAAGATAATCTAAAGAAGAAATACTCAAAATATAAAAAGAAAAAAACGGAGGATGGTGATGTATAGTAGAGAGGAAGTTAATAAATCAAGTTTAGAATATTTTGGCGGTGATGAACTAGCTGCAAACGTATTTACTACAAAATATGCTCTTAAAAGCAAAAGCGGTGAATATCTAGAGACAACCCCAGATGATATGCATAAGCGAATTGCAAAAGAGTTTGCTCGTATTGAATCTAAGTTTGGAGGAGAAAGTGCTCTAGACTTTGAAACAATTTATAATGATATTAAAGATTTCAAATACATAGTACCACAAGGTTCCCCTATGTATGGAATTGGTAATAATGAAACAATTGCATCTTTGTCAAATTGTGTAGTTGTTGCCTCACCAGAGGACTCAGTTTCATCAATTGTTGATTCTGGCAAGCATCTTGCAAACCTTTTTAAACGCCGTTGTGGTGTTGGTTTAGATATTTCTAATCTACGACCAGAAGGAATGACTGTAAATAATTCAGCAGGTACTACAACTGGTGCTTGGTCGTTTGCTGATTTTTATTCGTATGTTTGTCGTATGATTGGTCAGAATGGTCGTCGCGGTGCGCTTATGATTTCTCTTGACGTAAGACACCCAGACGTTGAAAAGTTTGTTACAATGAAACATGATCTAACAAAGGTTACAGGTGCAAATGTCTCAATCCGAATCTCAGACGATTTTATGGAAGCTGTGGAGCAAGATCAAGATTTTACTCTTAAATTTCCTGTTGATTCCAACAATCCTACTTACTCTAAAACTGTTAGAGCCAGAGATTTATGGAAAAGTGTCGTTGATTCTGCGACAAAAACGGCAGAGCCAGGACTCCTAATGTGGGGAAACATTGAGAAATACCTACCAGCACAAAGTTATGCAGAAAAAGGATTCAAAACACTTACAACTAATCCTTGCGGCGAAATTCCTCTTTCTGCCTATGACTCTTGCCGTTTGATCTCAGTGAATCTCAAATCATTTGTAGTTAATCCATTTGAATCAAATTCATACTTCCATTTTGAAAAATTTGAAAGTGTTGTAAAACGTGCAATGCGTCTTTCTGACGATCTTGTAGAACTTGAAGTTGAGAAGCTTACAAAAATTATTGGTGCTTGTGATAGCCAAGACGAAAAAGAGCTTTGGACTAATCTTCTAAGAGCTTGTACTGATGGTCGTCGTACAGGTCTTGGTACTCACGGTCTTGCTGATGCGCTTGCTTGTCTTGGTATGCCATACGATTCAGCAGATGCACTTGTTACAATTGATAAAATTTATAATACTCTTAAAGAAAGTGCTTATACAGAATCAGTTTGGCTTGCAAGAGAGCGTGGATCATTCCCAGTATTTGATTGGGAACTTGAAAAAGATAATGGCTTTATCAAATCACTGTCATCTTCACTTCAAAATGCTATTAAGTCATTTGGACGCAGAAACATTAGCATCTTAACAAATGCTCCAACTGGTTCTGTTTCAATTATGTCACAAACTTCATCTGGTCTTGAGCCTGTATTCCGCAACTTCTATATTCGCCGTCGTAAACTTTCTCACAATGAGCAAGATCAAATGGCAGCTTTTGTAGATGCTATGGGAGATAAATGGACTGAATACAAAGTTTATCATCAAAATGTTCAAGAATACTTAAAGCGTTTTGAAACCGAAGAAGTTCCTACTTTCTTTACAGAATCAGATAAAATTGATTGGAAACGTCGTGTTGAAATTCAAGGTGTAATTCAAAAACACATTGATCATTCAATTTCCTCTACAATCAATCTTCCAAAAGGTACAGAACCAGAAGTAGTTTCTGAGCTTTACCGTCTTGGCTGGAAACTTGGTCTTAAGGGTATTACTGTTTATGTTGATGGTTCCCGCGATGGTGTTCTTATTACAGAAACCAAGAAGGAAACTTTTCCACAACATAATGCTCCAAAACGCCCAACAACTCTTGAAACTGACATTCACAACCTTACAATTAAGGGAGAAAAATGGACTATTCTTGTTGGACTAATGGATGGAAAACCTTACGAGATTCTTGGTGGAGCAAACAAAATTGTTGATCTTCCAAAGAACGCAAAGAAAGGACAACTTGTAAAAGTATCAACTGGTAAGAATCAAGCTAGATACGATTTGATTGTTGATGATTTAACTGTCAAGGATGTATCTAAAGTATTTGATAATCCAAACTACTCAGCATTTACAAGACTTCTTTCATTGTCTCTACGTCATGGTGCCCCAATTAACTATGTTGTAGAGCAGATGCAGAAAGAACAAGATTCAGATATGTTCTCATTTGCCCGTTCTATTTCAAGAGTCCTAAAGCAATATGTTCCAGATGGTACAAAAGCCACAGGCCAAAAGACCTGTCCAGAGTGTAATTCAACTAACTTGATTTACCAAGACGGATGCGTTACTTGCTCAGACTGTGGAAATAGCAAGTGCGGCTGATAAAATAACTTGACATAAACCTCCTAATTGATTATTTTAATGATAATTGATTAGGAGGTTTTTTATGTCTATTAAGTTAAATCATTTAGTACCAAGACAGGATAGGGATAAAAAATGTGATCCACAAGACTCAAACAGTAGAACACATTTCTTTATCTTTACTGGTCATGTAGAATCAAAATTTAATGGTCTTATCCAAGTAGATTTTGTTTGTAAACATTGTGAAAGAAGGGTAACAAGCTTTCTAACTCAAGAAGATTACCAAACTCACAAAAAATCATTAGGTGCATGATGTATTATTTATCCCCACGAAACAAGTTCTTGCTTGTTGAACATACTGAGGTTAAGATAGAACAACCTCAACACGCTTTCGTTCTTCCTACAGACTATAGAGAAAAAGAGAAGCCACATAAGGTGGTTCGTGTTATAGAGGATTCGACAGAGAAGTATGAACCAGAAAGTTTGATTCTTGTTCCAACTCATATGTTAGAAGAAGTTGATTTAGATGGTGAAAAACACTATCTTATTCAAGAAAATTATGTATTAGCAACCGTAACCAAGGAGGGTTAATGTCAGACGCACTAAGCCGTGAAGAGCACATTGCAAATTATGTTCGTAATCTTGCAACTATTGAGGAAGCAATTCAACCATTTAAAGATCAAATGAAAGATCTTCGTAAAGAATATGTTGACAATGCTTGGCTTACAAAAGAAGACATTAAAATGGCTGTAAAGGCTTACCGTCTTTCTAAAGCCAAAGTAAACATGGATGAGCTTGTAGAGAGTCATAATACTCTTGTAAGTAAATTTGTAATTAGTGAGGAATAAAAATGGAACCAGTAGTAGCAGAAGAAGTAGCAGTAGAAGGCGTAGTTACTCAAGAACAACAACCAGTTATTGAAGAATTACCCCCGCCAACAGATGTTACTATAACTAGAACAAGTACTTATGAACAAATAGATGGTGTAAGGCAATATCCAAGCTTATATGATACTTATGGTTCAACAATGATTGCGATTGTTTTTGCAGTTGCAATTGTTACAGCAGTTATTGGTATCGTTCAATATATTTATCGTAAAGCAGCATCAGATCATTCTGCATTGACACAATTTGTTACTACAATGTTTGCTTTGATTGCTGGTATTTTTGTAGCAGATAAAATTGTTGCTGGCCCATCAACACAACTTCTTCATGGTCAAGAGTCTCTTAAAATACTTGAATTTATTCAACAGACTTGTTTGATGGTGTTTGCTTATTACTTTGGCACAAAAGCACAACCACCAAAAGATGGTCCACTTCACAAAGAGGAATAAATGAAATCTATTGATATTTATGGTGATGGAATTGGTAAAGTAGAACTTGTAGACTATATGGGTTCAGACCTTACTGTTGTAAACTCAGCCCGCGTATCTTTTGGTAAACATAAAGAGGAGTTAGATGAAAAAGATGAGAAACTTATCGATTATCTTATTCGTCATAAGCATACTTCTGTATTGGAGCACAATCTAATTACTTTTAGATTTAAAGTTCCTTTATTTGTTCGTTCACAACATCATAGGCATCGCACTTGGTCTTACAATGAAATTAGTAGAAGGTACACAGACTTTAATATTGAGTTCTATGAACCAAAGGAATACAGACTACAACATGCTTCAAATCGTCAAGCTTCAACTAATGAGACATTTAACCCAAAATTCTACAATGATGGGTTTGGTATCGAACACTCTGCAACTACAATTGTTGCTGGACACCTCAAGCACAGTCTTACTCTTTTCAATAAGTTAATTGAGCATGGAGTGTGCAGAGAACAAGCAAGAATGGTACTGCCACAAGCAATGTATACAGAATATTATGGAACAGTAAATCTTGGTAATCTACTTAAGTTTATTGATCTTAGAAGCCACGAAGGCGCACAATGGGAAATTCAAAAAGTTGCTGAGGCTTGTTTAGAAATTGCAAGTGAACTTTATCCAAAGACAGTTGCGGCTTATAGAAAGATTGTAGATGAAAGGCATAGTTCATAAATATGATAGAATAATAATAGGGGCTACTATTGAGTCCCTATTATATGCTCTATTTACGAGAACTCCAGTATTTTACGTTGTTCCAAAAGTTCCAACAACTTTCGATACGGTAACAATAGGAACAAGTTATAAAATACTGAAGATCTTTCCAGAACTAGTCGAAATAGTATCAAACAAAAACAAAGAACTAACCAGACCTCAAAAACAATTAATTTGGGGTAGGTTAGTTTTTTTGTTATCTATTCTTGGTCTTATGCCAGCTTCAAATTTACAAACAATAAGAATAGAAGATAATATTGTCAAATTAACAACCGAGAACTCTCGATTAATTAAATTAGAAGTTAATAAAATTTTACTATTTGATGATGATGGAATTGAAGGTTTAGATCTACCACTAATTGAAAATACACGTTATGTTGTAAAAGATTTTATTCAATTCAATAATCTTAAATTTATAGATAAAGAGTATGATGTAATTTATACTGATTATGATACCGTAAATCAAATTTGGTTTTTAAAATCAAAAGATAAAAGAAGAAAGTTTGATGGTTGTCTTATTTCGTATTGCGAAGATCTAAAAGATCTTCAAGATAATTTAAATGATTATAATATTAAATTTATTTTAAAAGAACAGTTTAAACAATATAATTTAAAAGGCAGAGAAAACGGTTATTCTGATTCTGGTAAGCAAAAACATAGACCAGTTTCTTATAAATTTACAGAAAGAATAATACAAAAAGAAAAATGTAATGTTTATGAAAACACACAGTATTTAACTTTTATGAATTATTCTGTTCAAGAAATAATGATTATGTTTGATAAAATACCATACAGAGAGTATATGTTATGCGAGAAATTGTTGAAGATCAGTACACAACGCCGAAAATCGCGCACCTCGCAGGGATCGTACCGATTGCGGGTAAAGCCTTAGATTTTCAAATGCCTTGGCACGATGCTATGATGCCACTTGCACCAAATTATATAGCAGCAGAAAGAGCAATACTTGAGTGTGCTTGGGCTGGTTGTGAAACTATTTGGGTTGTTTGTAATGAAGACATAGCAAGAGTTATAAAGAATAAAATTGGAGAGTTTGTATACGACCCAGTTAGAAGCTATTTTAAACATAAAATGCCAGATGGTAAAATAGCTACAATGTTTAAAAAAATACCAATTTACTATGTACCAGTATTTACAAAGAATAGAGCAAAATTAAGTCTCCCTTATTCTGTTATACAGGGTGCCTATAATGCTTACCACGCAAGTTGGGTATTATCTAAATGGATGCTGCCAGCTATGTATTATGTAGCATTTCCGTATGGAGTTTATTCTCCAAAAATTGTATCAAAAAACAGAGAAAGATTATCAACTTATACAAATCATCTTGTAACTAATAGTGACGGAAAAACGGTATTAGATGGTGAGTATTTAGGATTTACATTTTCACGAAAACAGTATAAAGAATTTAGAAATGTAATAACCAAGAAAAAGGTAGATAAAGATTGGATTGATTATAATCTTGACGACGTTTTTAACCGAGTTATTGTAACAGAACATGAGCCAGTAAAGATTAAAAATTATCATAATATTTCAAATTGGGATGGTTATTGTAAGTTTTTAGGTTCTGACCAAACTAAATACTATACCAATAATACAATAAAAAAATACTTTGTTGACAAGTCTTACACGTTGTATGGTATGATAGATGAACCAGAGGAGTAAAGTCGTGGGTATGTTTGATACTATTGAAGTTATTGAAGACATTAAAGACGGCCCAGATGCTGGTGAGTACCAAACTAAAGATCTTGGTTCTTACCTTGATAATTATTTTATTAAAGATAATAGGCTTTGGTTAATTAAAAGAAGAATTGAAGTTGTACCAGAAGCCGAAAGAAAACATCCTGTACTTGGTATGTTTCGTTCTATTGAAGAGGAAACAGTAGACCTTTGTTATCATGGATGGTTTGAAATGTACGGCCCTTATACAACTTGGAAACTTAAATTTACAGATGGAGAACTTATGCAAAGTATTTTTGTACCACACGATACTGATACCGCCCCTGTTAGTGGCAGTACAGCAGAAGATTGCCAAGATGATACGGAAGAAATAGTTGCACATTGGAAGGGTGATGGTTATGTTCCAGAACCAGACTATGACGACTACGAGGGGTAAATGAATAACGAAATTAAGTTTGTTGGACTTCACGCACATTCTGTAGCAGGTTCAATCTTTGATGGTATGGGATATCCACCAGACCACATGGATTTTGCTTATTCTAATGGAATGGATGCACTTGCTTTGACTGACCACGGAAATATGAATGGTCTTTCGTGGCAAGTTCTCCATGCAAAAAAGATGAAGAAGGAAGGTAAGGACTTCAAACCTATTTTTGGTGTTGAGGCTTACTTTATTCCTTCTATTGAAGATTGGCGTGCAGAATATGAAAAGCACAAGGAAGATAAGAAGAACAAGACAGAAGATGAATCCGTAACAGGTGCAATTGTAGAGGACGAAGGCGCATCAAAGAAAGAGATTAAATCTCTTCTTAATCGTCGCCGTCACCTTGTTCTTCTTGCACAAAATCAGCAGGGTCTAAATAATATTTTCAAGCTTGTTTCTGAAAGTTACAAGACTGAGAATTATTACCGCTATCCTCGCATGGATTACACAATGCTAGAGAAGTATAACGAGGGTGTAATTGCCCTTTCTGCTTGTCTTGGCGGTGTTTATGCTGGATGCTATTGGGAGAATAAGGACAAGGGTGAGGAAGCAATTCTTGATTCTTTCCGTACAGTAACAAAGCGAATGGTTTTCATTTTTGGTGATCGTTGGTATGGCGAGCTACAATGGAATAACGTACCAGAGCAGCACATTCTAAATAAGTACATTATCAAGATGCACGAAGAGTTTGGTATTCAACTTGTAACTACCTGTGACAGTCATTATCCAAATCCAGATGCTTGGAAAGACCGTGAGCTTTATAAGCGTCTTGGTTGGCTAGGTAAAGGCAAGCCAGAGTGGGCAGAAGGCAATTCAGAACTTCCTGCTGGTGTTGATGAAATTGGATACGAGCTTTATCCAAAAAATGGTGATCAAGTATTTGAGTCTTTCCAAAAGTACTCAAAAGAGTGTGGTGTACATTATCAACAAAGTCTAGTTCTTGAGAGCATTACAAATAGTTACAAGATTGCACACGAACGTATTGAAAGCTTTATGCCAGATAATACCGTTCGACTTCCTAACTTTGTAGTGCCTGCTGGTTATACTGCTGGTGAGGCTCTACGTCATTATTCTATGGAAGGTATGCGTAATCTTGGTTTGCTTGATAAGCCAAATTACATTAAGCAACTTGATCAAGAACTTGACGTAATTGAAGATAGAGGATTTAGTAAATATTTCCTCACAATGAAGGCTATTTCAGATAAAGCTCAAGGAATGCAACTAGTTGGCCCAGGTCGTGGTTCTGCTGCTGGTTCGCTTGTATCTTATGTACTTGGAATTACTCAAGTAGACCCAATTAAACACGGGCTTCTATTTGAGCGTTTTATGACAAAGAACCAAGATGGATTCCCAGACATTGATTATGACGTTTCTGACCCAATGGTACTTAAAGATGTTCTAATCAAAGAGTGGGGAGATACTACAGTAGTTCCAATTTCTAACTGGAATACTCTACAACTTAAATCTCTTGTTAAAGACATTAGCAAGTTTTATAACATCGAATTCAAAGAGGTAAATGAAGTCACTTCTAAAATGATGCTTGAGGCTACACCACTTGCCAAGCAAAAACATGGAATCAAATCTGGTGTTTATACGCCAACATTTGAGGAGGTAAAAGAGTATTCTGCAACACTACAAGGATTCCTTAAAAAGTATCCGCACATTGCAAATCACATTAATGCTCTTTATGGACAAGTTCGCTCTTGCTCTCGTCATGCTGGTGGTGTTGTAGTTGGTGAAAATCTTGATCAATACAT